ATGATCACCGACACAAAGCTCAGGAAGGCGCTCGGCAAGAAAAGAGATGATATCGAGATTATTTCTGATTCGCACGGGCTCAACGCCAGAATCAGCCAGGCCGGAAAAATATCATTTTTCTATCGGTATCGCTGGGCCGGTAAAGCGGTAAAACTCAATGTTGGTGATTATCCTGCAATGAGTATCACCCAGGCAAGAGAGCGTCGCCAACAATTCAGAAACTGGTTAACTGAGGGACTGGATCCGCGAGAGCAGGTGAAGCTGGATAAGCAGACCCGACAGGAAGCGATGTCCGTTGCCGAAGCGTTCAATTACTGGATTGAAAGGCACTGTATCGCTAACGGGCTAGTTAAAGTCGATTACTATCGCCAGGTGTTTGAGAAACATATCGCCGAACCGATGAAGAATGTCAAAGTCGATAACACAGCGAAAATGCACTGGATCAACGTCTTCGATTCTATAGAAAGCAGGGTGATGGCTCATTACATGCTTTCGCTGTGCAAACGGGCGTTTAGGTTCTGCGTTAACAGAAGTGTGATCGCCTCAAACCCACTCGAGGGATTACTGCCATCTGATGTCGGGCAAAAGCCTAAAAAGAGAACTCGCAGGATGGACGATGACGATCTGCGCAAAATCTATCAGTGGTTGAAAAGCCATATGTCGATAGAGTCCGTTTTCCTGGTGAAATTTATTATGCTTACCGGATGCCGTACGGCTGAGATTCGACTTAGTGAGAGATCATGGTTTCGATTGGATGATAATGAGTGGGTCGTGCCTGCGGGCAGTTATAAAACTCGGGTACATATTAGAAGGGGACTCTCAGACGCCGCCGTTAACCTGGTCAGAAATCACCTCAAGAAAATAAACACCAATCACCTGGTGACTTCACAACGTAAAATTGATGGCGGGATCAAAGATTCGCCCGTTCATTCACCTGTGGCATCCAATTACGCCCGTTCTATTTGGAATGGAACAGGTATGGCAGAGTGGTCGCTTCATGATATGAGGCGGACGATAGCCACAAATCTCTCTGAGTTAGGTTGCCCGCCGCACGTAATTGAAAAGCTGCTCGGGCATCAGATGGTGGGGGTTATGGCGCATTACAACCTTCATGACTATATCGATGATCAGAAACACTGGCTCCGCGTTTGGCAGAGCCATCTTGAAGAGATCATCGGAGAGCCCTTCAGTTAATTTATCTTCTTTTTATCCTCCCACTCTTTGATTGACTCAGAGCGCCAGCGGTTAGGGTTGCCGGGCCAGTCAGGGGGTGGGAACGGGCATACGAAGCCCCGAGGCATTGTGTCTGCACTTTGCCATGACCAAAGGGTTTTGCGTGAAATTTTGTAGCGACTGGTCAGGTCTGACGTTACCAAAATATCATCCATAGCTCTCTCCAGTTGCCCGTTCGGGCCATTCAAAATCTTTTTCAACCAACCTGCCCGGGCAGGGAGCGGAGACGGCGCATGCCGGTCATCGCTGTGGCCACGTAGCTCGCCTTTCGGTTCACCACCTCCACCCAGACTTTCACGCCTTCAACCTTCACCGTATAAGTCTCTTTCATCTTGCTTCGCCCATAGTCGCCATATGTTTGCAAGTGAGCTTCCAGCGCGATGTCGCATGCTTGGCGAGCTAAAGGTGATTGCTTACTTCCTCGATTGATCAGTCGCATATAATCTCCTTGAGGGAGGGTTACCCCTCCCGGTCTCGTCAGGCCACGTATTCCGGTTTCATATCCGCCAGGGTGATGCTGAATTGATCGTGCAGTTCATCGCCTAAGTGACGCTTTGAAGATGCAAGCATGCGCTCGGCTTCAGCGAACCGTTCGGATGCATGCGGCTCGTCGGGCTGGGGCAGGGATTTAATAGCCTCCTCAACCTTGTTGCGTGCATCCACTAGGTAATAACGCTTTACGGCTTTGTTTTTCAGCTCGGTGAATAGTGCGGATCCCAGCGTAGCTTTCGCCGTTTCAATGTCGGCACGCAGCGATTTGGCGCTATCCACGTCCTGAGCAGATTCGATGCGTTCGCGGAAATCATCGGCAAGAGAGTCGACATTTACCGACGATTCCTGTGCGCTTTGCGTGGTTGTGACGGTGTCACCTGAGATATCAGCCAGGCTAACGCGTTGCGGCGTTGGGTTGATCTCTTTTTCTGTGCGCTGTTCAATCTCATCAGGGGTGTACACACCAAGAACAACTGCAGGGCAATACAGGCGCGCCCAGTATTTGAGTGCCAGATAAGCGATCTGCTGTTTCGGGTTTGATACCCAAAGTGGAGAATTACGTGTGATTACGCTGGAGAGGAAAACAGGCTCTCCCCAGGTGATATCACTTTCACCGCGAATAACGGCACCTACCCGTACCGACAGTCCTTGTTCATCAGCACTTTCCCAACCGCGTACCATTTCTTTCTTGTCGTACGTCCCGCCACCTTTCGCAGGCTTTTTAACGGTTATCTCGCGGCTGCTGGCACATTTCGACCAGTCGCCCTCGTACTCATAGTGAAAGCGGCCAACGATGGCGTTTGAGCTGGAGATCACCGCATTAACCAGTTGCGCTTCGTATCCCAGGACACCGTTAACCAGGTGCGTCTTTTGCGCCACGGCGTAAGGGTTCATACCCCACTGCATCGCCTGCATGATGATGGCCATGCAGTCTGCCGGATTGCCGCGGAGGTGCTCAGGCACCGTTACGGCTGCCTGTGCCATCAACCCGGCGACAGACTGAAGCTGGGTTAAAGCCTGCACGTTGAAAATGGCATTGCTGGCTGAGATCGTGTTTGGAGTCTGCTGTTCAGCGGTTACGATATTCGTGTTTTCCATCATCATTCCCCTTATGCCTGAGTACGCAGCGCTTCAAGGCGGCGCAGGTCGAAGTCGTTCAGTTCGTCGGTGTAGTCAGCAGTGATTGGCGCTGGCCATTCACCTGTGTCGAATCCGGTTGCGATATTGCGCATCGCTTTGCGGTACTCGAGCATACCCAGCTCCAGTAGTTCAGCGGATGCCTCGATGATGGCGATCCAGTGGTAGTTCTCGTCTTTGTTGACGAAAATCCAGAAGAACTGGTCCAATGCTGCGGTCTCGCAATACATGGCGGCGCTCAGGTGGTAATCACGGTCGATGATTTCCCGGTGCAGTTTGGCGCGCAAACCTTCCTGTTTAATGTTCCACATGCTGATGGTTTTCAGGTCGGCACCGATGCGAACGCCGTCCAGGTCGATCTCCAGATCAGGACGAACGCGGACTTCCAGACCGGTTTCGTCGTCAAAGCCAAAGTAGCTCACCTCAACAGCGCGGCTCGGATGCTGAAGCAGCATCCCGGCGGTTGGGTGTGCCAGTAATGCCGACTGAATAGCCAGCGCGGTGCTCAGTTGCTGACGGGTGACCAGCACTTTCCCTTGCGGATTCTCACGCCAGGCATCCAGCAGTTCGTCGGCAACGACGGCGTCCGGATTAACAGACTTCACGGTCTGGATCAGATCCGCTTTGGTACCGGACACTTTCAGTGGTTGGGGCTTCTGCGCCTCCTGTGCAACCAAGTCAGGATTGATGATTGCCAGTTGCTCGAGTAACGCATCACGGCTACCGCTGGTTTTCACCTGTGCTGGCAGAGTGGCGTTGTATTCCTTGATGCAGGCTTTCATCGCCGCTGCGGTCTGCTTCTGGTCCGCTTCGATACGCTGATACTCTTCAGGAAGCGACATATAGCTCTGACCAGTTTCCTCGACTGAACCACCCAGCGGCACCTGTGCTGGCAGAGTGGCGTTGTATTCTTCGAGCAAGGCTTTGATCTCATCTGCACTCAGCAGCGCTTGCAGACCTGCGTTGTAATCATCGATAAACGCGCGGATCGTTGCCGTCGTGGTGAATGCGCCTTCCGGAATTACCGGTTCAACGCTGAATTCGGCATCCAGCAGTTCGGGCTGCAGCGCCAGCGCATGCACCAGGTTTCCCATGTCGAGCACCGGTGAGCGTTCTTTGACGATTGTCTTGGCGACGTGGCGCGCATTAAAGTACATCAGGCTAACTCGGGCATCTTTCACCTGCGTGGAGCTGATACCGTTGGCGGCGTGGTAAACCTCGTTCGGCAAACCTTCATAACGACCTGGCTCGAAGTAAGCGGGATACACGGCTACCGGTTCGTCAGTTTGTACTTCTGGTTCGTTTTGTGCCGCAACTGGCTCAATTTGGTTTACAGAATCGCTATTTTGGGCGACAGAATCCGCATTCTGGTTTACATCGGCTTGCTGGCTGGTATGTGACTCTTCACCAGTTTCCAGACTGCTTTCGCTTGACTGCACTTCATCACCAGCATGTTTTTCATCACTGACAGTTTCTTCCATCTGCACATGGCTGGTGGTGTCCTCATTAACTGGTGAACGGTCATCTGTTTGTGTTTGTTGATCGCCCATCAGGCCATCAATGGAGAATACGCCGTTGCCCATGTTGGCGATTTGTGGCTGTTTAGCATCTGTTTTCTGCTCTGCAGCGACCTGCTCATTAACCTCATTTTCCCAGCTGACGTCCGGCGCATGACCAGCATCAGCCAGCGTTTCTTCTGAGGGGTTTGAGTGGTCATTTTCGGTTAGATTGGCATTGATATATGCCCGCAACCGCCCAGGAAAGTTAACCAATTCGGATGATGTGCCGCGGATGAGTGCAAAGATGGCTGCGCGTGAATAGTCCAGGATGCCAGCGGTTTTGCGCAGCGCCTCAGACCATTCGCTGAACGGACTTTCTTTCTTGCTGACAATCTCTTTAGCGCGACGGTAGACCCCACCAGGTATGTCGTAGATATTGAAATCCATTGGCAAGGTGGCCAGCGCAATTTCAACATCCAAAGTGTCCAGTGTGTGGACATAGTCGGTATTACGATCGGTCTTATTTCCACCGCCAGCATTGGTTTTGACGTCAGTACGTTGAATCTGCGCAACGCGGTTACCTTTCTGCCATTCCTTGGCCAGCAGGCCACGGTCGATGTAATCAGTGTTGAACCACACAGTCAGGAACTGGATAACTGTTGCCAGCTCCGGTTTTTTACCGTCGACAGGGAAGACTTTCTTAACAGCATTCACGACTTTATGAATATCGTGCTCAATGGCTTTTTTGAATGCTTCCACATTCTCAGCAGCCAGCAGCAGGTTCTGGATGTACGTGTCATCAGTGTCCATCTCAAGGCGGACAATCTCGTTTTTCTGCCCAGCGTCGATGTGATAGAGATATTCACCATCACCGATGAACTGAGCCAGTACGCGCTGACGGAATGGCAGGGTGGCTACGACGATCAGGTTCGGCTGATCTGGCTGCTGAGATTGTTCTTCGGGACCGACTTCATCACCAACGCTGGTGGTTTCAGTTTTGAGCAGAGGAAACTTTCCACTGCGCCAGTCTTCAACCAGTTGATTGCGATCACCTGCTTCTGCGTTCACCCAGTCAGACATGAAAGCAGCGATCACTTCAGGTTCATGCTCTTCACCCTGTTCGAAGATGTCTTTAATCGCCTGAATCATTTTCCACTCAGCATTAAGACTGAGTTCGCCAACTTCAGGAACATCATTTTTAACCTGCAGCAAGTTCTGGAGATAGGTATTGCTTTCGTCCAGTGACATTTCGCTGGCAGCCAACTGCTGCTCTTTAGTGACGTGGGTTTGGTATTTATCGTTCATCAGATGGACGGCAAAGCGGACCGCTGGAGTACGGTTTTCAACCGGGACAATTTCGGACGCAGTCGCATCTTCAACGATTACGGTCGGAGTAGGTGTGTAGGGGGCGTCAACGGAACCAGTAGACACACCAGCGGCTTTTGGCAGCCAGGTGCGCCCATCGTCCTGAAGCTCGTAGCGATCACACCAGGTAAAATCAACTTCACCTTCTTTCGGCAGGCCGTCGACAACTGGGAAATCAGTGCGAATCGGTTTGGCGTAGTCCTTACCCCGACCTGTTTCGATACCTGCATCTTCCAGCGCAACATCCAGCATCAGATTGGCGCGAGCCTCGGTTTTAGCAGTGAACCAGACCACTGCATCTTGCTTTCCGGATTTCTGAGTGGCTTTAACCACATTAAAGAATTCCATGTGAGATCCTCATTTTTGGGTGTTAGAATCCCCGGACCATTGATAGCGCCCATTGGGTTAACTTTGGTTTTAATGTTGTTTCCGGTGTAACTTTGGTCGGTACCACCGGACGTAGATCCCGCCTTGCGCGGGTTTTACGTTAGCCTTCGTGAGCCATCTGGTCGTGCGAAGCGCAACGTTTGGAGCAATACTCTTTTTCTTTGCGCGCCAGCTGTGAGCCGTTGCGATAGAGAAGGGTGCTCTTGATTACTTCCTCCGTTTTAACCGGCTTGCCGCAATATCCGCATTTCTTGTCTAACATGACATCCTCCGCTAGTGGCTGAGTCCATGCCCCAGACCGTTCAGATAAACTTCAACCAGCAAATCCTTGGTGTAAGTCATTTCTACGCCGCGATGCAGATACAAACGTCCGCGAGCGTTAGCTGATGCCGTCCAGGTTGAGTCTTTGTGTTTGACGAGCATCCCCGGCTGAACTGCGCCGCGGTTTACTGTCTGTGTACCGTAGTGCTGATGAACCATGATGTTCTCCAGTTTTTCTGAGTGAACTTCGCTGGTGGTGCCGCGGCGCTGATCTTCACGGTTGAGCGTTTTAACTCTGCAATTCACCACCGCGAAGCTCACTCTGTGCTTTGCCCTTGTCGCCAGGCTGGCGGAACGTTTCAAACCTACTGCGCGTTAATCTCACCACCTCATTCCGGTCTTCGTATGCCCCGGACGGCTACTTCGTGGGCTCCATGCCTGGGTGGTTCGTGGTGCGTCTTGGTGATTGCATATTAAGCCTGAGACTTAAATCATGTCAAGCTCCAGGCGAAATGTGATTGTAAGTTTCAGGCTTAATTGTGATGTTCACCGAATTGCAGGCAAAAAAAATCCCGACGCTAAGGTCGAGATCGGGGACTTCGTGGCTGGGTGTTGGCGGCTGAGATGGTGGGTGAGGGTGTAAAAAACCCGGCGCTGTGGCCGGGTTTTTTCATTACTGCTGGTTAAATCCTTTCGGCGAGTGCTGCTGTTCTTTATTACCAAATTTTTGATTTACAATGATTTTATAAGCGTTATTGAGAGCTTGCTTTATAGACATTAATATCTCCTTATGTGTTATTGACGATTAAAGTAGTTAGAGTTTAGCTCTTTAGGGAAGTAGTGTTTACGATTTACCCAAACAAATCCATCAACTTTTGATATCACAGCGACATCAACAGGCCCACCGACAGTTTCATAATCATGTGATACTTTTCTTTTGAATGCAGTGATGTTCACTAATGATTCGGCCATATACGCAAGATCTGCCTTCCCAAGTGATTGCAACATCGATATCATTTTATTTGTATGGTTATTAACAATATAGCTTTCAAGTTTAGTATCGTGATCTTGTAAAAGTACGTTTTTGAGTTCCTCAATTTCACTGGAGAAGTGATTGGCTAGTACTCCATTGTTCATTGCAGGGAAAATATTGCTAGAAACATAATGATTAAGCCGATCAAAAACTTCCTCTGTAAGAGTTCTGTTAAAATTAATGATGTTAGGGTTGCACCCATCAATGAAAGTTACTACTTCATCTTCTTGAGCAAATGGTATAACAAACCCCATATTGGTTACCTCATTATGGGATTTATTATCAATATTATGGATCATCAATTTGTTTTTAAAAATGCCGTAGATATGAAGAGTGCAAATGGAAGGGTAATATTCTTCCTCTCCATAACCTGTTATAACAATCCCTGAATATGTACGACTAGCATGGACTTTGAAAATTAAATAAGTGGAATATAATATGACTTTTTCCATAAGCTCTTGCTGTATATTTTCACAGTTATCAAGAACAATAATTGATGAAATGTATGGCGATATTAAATCTTGTATATATGCTAAAGCATCATTAAACTCTTCTGTATCAAACCCTTCGAAAAAGAGATTATTCCTTAAGATTCCTATCTCTAAATCAAAGGCTTGCTTAACTATGTTTTGAAAAATAACATTGTCGAGTTCAACGGCGGGGTTCATTGTTAAATAGTTTACTACATTATTATCATTAATGTATCTCATCAAACCTTTGAGGTTATCAACAACAAGGTTTATAACGCAAGCCTCTCTCATTTCATTTGTTATAAGGTCTGAGTTACCATTGATGAATTTTACAAAGTCATTAACATATTCTTTAATGGTAGGGAAACTAGTTTTCCCCAATTGTTTTCTATAGGATTTAATTATAAGTTCCCACGGTGCGCCACCCAGTGTCGCATTATTATAAATCATGATCCCCACGGGATGGTGTTTAGATAGTTCGAATAGTTTTTCCGCACTATTATTTATTTTTACTAATCTATTATGCTCTGTGGTGACTGCAGAGTCAGCAGCAAGGGCGATTCCAGTATTATTTATTACAACAATCTCAGCTGTCATTGCAAAACATCCCGTGTAGTAGTGATAAATATTAATTAAATTGATAGTTTTTTTCAATCTAACATAAATGGCGGAATCACCCCCCAGTAAAGACATCATTGTCTCATGGGAACTAAAAATTCAGGACAAACCTAAAGCGATTCAGTCCCCCTGCGAGCGAATCCGCCCCTTCATGTACTTCTCATACAGCTCATCCAGTTCCTTAAGACGTATCGAAAAGATGCGGAGCATGTTCTGTTGCTCTTCTTCTGGAAGCTGGCGGTAGAGCTCAAGCAGGCGCTGTTCGTCCGGCTTAAGTCCGTCCTTCTCGCCGACATCCTCACCGAGTAACCAAGGCACAGACACGCCAGCTGCGTCAGCGACAGCGAGAGCTGATTTCTTGCTGATCACGCCTTTTTTAAACCAGCCGTTCACAGACTGCGGGGTTACCCCAGCAACCCTGGCCATATCGGATTTGGTCATACCGCGCCCGTTCAGCTCTGAAAGGCGTTCGACAAGTATCGGATTAAGTACGGTTTTCTCTTTCATGGTTAGAAGAATAAGCCTTTTGCTTAAACTTGAAAATTCGCCTCAGGCTTGACAATAAATTAAGTCTCAGGCTTAATTTGATTGTATTCAAATCGGAGACAACGATGAACGGGTTAACGAAAGCCATTAAGTCCGCTGGCACTGCAACAAATCTCGCAACCATGCTGGGCATCAAGCCGATGTCGGTCAGCCGCTGGAAAAACCGGTACCAGGGCATGGTGCCTGCTGATCGGGTCCTTCAAATCTACGCGGCTACCGGCGTAACTCCACACGAGCTGCGCCCTGATCTCTATCCAAACCCAAGTGACGGTTTACCAAAGTAAGGAATGTAACTATGCAATCACTTACGTATCAACAGAGTAACGGGTTCATTTCAGCAGCGCTGATAAATCGCGCTCAACCAAAACCGGGCGTCAGTTGTGGTGCCCTCCGTGATGCTGTTCGCGCCTGGTCAGCAGTAGCCGGGCAGGACGTTGTAACGGCCCTGATCGTTGAAGAGTGGCACCGGATAGGTGGCGAAGGTATCGACTTTCCGGCAGATCACAGCCGTGCCCGGCAGAAGCTGTTCCGCTTCCTGGATAACCATTTCAACAGCGAACGGTACCGCGAGAACGTCCGCCAGCTGACGCCGGCAATCCTCGCTGTCCTGCCGATTGAATACCGCAATCGTCTGCTACCAGAAGACAACGTAATGGCTCGTCTGGCAAGGCTGGAGAAGGAAACCAGCGAAGCGAAGATTGCTGTCGCAATGGATGCGCCACGTCATCAGAAGCTGAAAGAGTTGAGCGAGGGGATCGTGGAGATGTATCGCGTTGACCCTGGGTTAACCGGTCCGTTGATGGAAATGGTGCAGATTATGCTGGGGGCTATATGACCGGTTCAAAAATGGCGAAAGCCGCGGTGCTCGAACACCAACGGCTTTCAGGTGCAAAAACAGTGCGTAATTGCGGAGAACAGTATGTCAAACACCGCTGAAATAATCAATTTCCCAAATAAAACCGAACAACCGGGAGGTCGTATGGCCGACCTGTCGAACGGGTATACCAAGGTCGCTAACGAGATCCAACAGCTTAAGCCTCGCCTGAGACTGTCAGGCCGGGAATGGCAATGTTTTGAGGCGGTGATCTGGCTTACCTACGGCTGGAACAAGAAACAGGACCGCGTGACAAATACGGTTATTGCCGAGCTTACGGGCCTGAGCGATACGCATGTATCGGACGCGCTTAAGTCTCTCGCAGAACGCAAAATCATCTTTTCACAGAAGCAGGGCATGATGAAAATCGTCGGTGTAAACACTGACCTTTCAGCATGGATTTTAGACAAACCGGAAACGGGAAGAAAATTCCCGAAAACGGGAAAATCCTTCCCGAAATCAGGAATAACCTTCCCGAAAACGGTAGACACCCAATACAAGAACAAGAACAGTATTAAAAGATCTTCGTCCGAGAATTCTGACGAATCCTCTGACGCACGTCTGAAGAAATTTTTATCAACTCATCCTGAAGCTGCGGTCTACACACCATCCGGTGCGAAGTGGGGCTCTGCTGAAGACCTCGAGACAGCTAAGTGGATTTCCTCCAGGGTGAAGCTGATTAACCCAACCTGCAAAGCCCCGGACATGACCTCCTGGTCTAACACTGTTCGCCTGATGCGCCAGATAGACAACCGGTCGCACCAGGACATCTGCGCGCTGTATGACTGGGCTAGCAAACACCACTTCTGGCAGACCAACATCCTGAGTCCCGAAAGCCTGCGTAAGCAGTGGGACAAGCTGACAATGCAGCGTAACGCCGGAGGTGAGCAGCGCGCTGTCAAGCCAGATCTGGACTTCAACAACACTGACTGGGCCTATGGGGTGATCCGATGAAATCTCTTGCAGAGCAGATGCGTAACCACGACCGCGAGCAGATGAGCCGCATGGCCCATAACCTGCCAGAGCAGTACCAGGAGTGCGCGCCGGTCGAGCAGGTGGCGCAGGTATTCAACAAGCTGTTCAACGAGCTGCGCGCCGCGTTCCCGGCCAGCATGGCGAACTTCCGCACCCAGGAAGACCTGAACGAATTCCGCCGTCAGTGGCTGCTGGCGTTTCAGGAGAACGGGATCCACACCATGGCTCAGGTCGATGCCGGCATGCGCATTGCCCGCCGCCAGGAGCGCCCATTCCTGCCGTCGCCGGGCCAGTTCGTCGCCTGGTGCAAGCAGAGCGGCGGCGCGCTGGGCGTCAACGTTGACCAGGTGATCGCCGAATACTGGGACTGGCGTAACCGCTCGTTCGAATTCATCTCCAGCGAGCAATTTCCATGGTCGCAGCCGGTCATGTACCACATTTGCGTAGAATTGCGCCACCGCAGCACCGAGCGCCAGTTAACGCATGGTGAACTGGCACGCGAGGCAGGCGATCTGCTGGACATGTGGGAAAGGCGCGTCACCGAGGGTATCTGATTATCTCCTGTGCCCACATTCCGTTTTGCCGCTTCTCCCAAACCAACCTTTTTTATAACCATCAAAAATCTGGTGATGCTTCGCCGTTTCTCCTGTTTTCATAACAGGAGAAATCCCATGATTTACGGTTATGCCCGAGTATCAACAAACCACCAGGACACTGAATTGCAACTAACGGCGCTCAAGTCAGCGGGTTGTGAGAAAATTTTTGAAGAGCATGCCAGCGGGAGGAAATCGAATCGGCCGGTTCTAAAACGGCTGATCGCCACTATGCAGCTGGGGGATGAACTGGTGGTCTGGAAGCTGGACAGGATAGGCCGCAACGTTCTGCATGCGCTGTTGATGTTCCAGCAGTTACAGGAAAAGGGTATCAACTTCCGCAGTATTACCGATGGCGTGGATCTCAAAACAGCCAGCGGCCGCTATAACTTTCGTAACATCCTTTCCGCAACACAATATGAATCTGATCTTAATAGCGAACGTACCTTAGCAGGGCTGGCCGTAGCCAGGGCAAAAGGGCGAGTTGGTGGTCGCAGGCCTAAGTTCACGGATGAGCAATGGCGGGAAATGGGGGAGCGGATGGCAACCGGTGAATCACGACAAAGCGTATCAAAAACGTATGGAGTAGGGCTCTCAACTCTGTATAAAAAGTTTCCAGCTAGCTGA